AGGGTATTCTTTATTATTGGATGGCCTAAAATAGTACCTGTATTTTTTGATACAAGTGTTTATTTAACTTGGACTGAATTTACTAGAGGATTTTTATTCTTAATAGAACAAAAAGAAATTACTATGGATAAAGAATTTTTTGGTGTAGTTATTACGCCATTAGATACTCACCTAATGTCTGCAATTATTGGATTATATTTTGGTGGAAGCTTAGTTAAAAAATAATGCGAGTATCAGATAATACAAGCGTGAGCATGCCCATGAGAAATCTCATTAGTATACTCGGGGCTACAGCTCTAGGTGTGTGGGCTTACTTTGGCGTGATTGAACGCCTAAATAACATTGAAACCCAAGGTAAGTTAATGCTAGCAGACGTAGATAAAAATACAGAGTTTAGAATTAAATGGCCTCGTGGTGAAATGGGTTCCCTCCCCGCCGATAGTCAGCAGGACATGCTCATCGAGTTCATGGCAACTCAAATTGAGGCTATGCAAGAAGAAATGGAAGGTATGATGAGTAATACTGTAAATATAAAGAGAGCACAACAGGATATTGAAAAATTAATTATAGATACAGAGAAACTTGAGGACAAAGTGAGGGCAAATGGAAGTCATTAGTGTAATACTTATGTTTGTTTTTGGTAATATGAATGACCAAGCAAATCAAATGACACAATATATACCTATGGAGTCATTATCTAAATGTATGAAAGAAGTACGATTACTTAAAAAGAAAAATACAGGATATGATAAGGATGCTTTTTGTGGCCCAGGTATTGTACATATAGAAGATGGCGAAGTTATTGCTCTTTACAATGAAGTACCAGAAGGTGCTACAATGGTTAAGAAAGATATAGACGCAAAAGCATTTGAAAGGTGGACATTAAGAGCAAAAGAAAAGTGGAATAAGAATTAATGAAAGACACTTTAGTATTAGCATTTGTATTAAGTTTTTTAGTAGTAATTAGTTTACCAGTATGGGGAGATTCTACAAATGATACAAATTCTCAAACTAATTCATCTGGCAGTAATACCCAAATTACAGGTGGATATACATCAACAACAACAAACAATAATGATGGGCAAACAAATACAACAACAAATACAACAACAAATAACAGCACTACAAATGGGTCAGATGTACCCGTTAATTCAGCTAACGCCCCATCATTTTCTGCAATGTCTCAAGATGTATGTAGCACTGGTATTAGTGGTTCCGTTTCTACTTTGGGTTTTGGCGTATCTGGTGGCAAGCATGTCCGGGATTTAAATTGCGAGCGTATAAAATTAAGTAAGGTGCTTTTTGATTATGGAATGAAAGTAGCGGCTGTGTCAATTTTGTGTCAAGATGAGCGAGTTTTTTCTGCAATGGCTCACGCAGGCACTCCTTGTCCATTTGAAGGAAAGATAGGAAAAGAGGCATTAGAACAGTGGAATAAATATGATATTGAAAGACCAGATTATGATTCTTATGTGTCAAAACTAAACAATCGTTCTAAAATTGATGAAGAATTAGCGGAGATAGCAAGACAAGAAGAAGAAGAAAGATTAAGATTAGAAAAAGAAACTTTAGCTAAAAAAATAGCAAAAGAAAAAGCTAAACTTGAAACACTAAAAGCACAAGAAGAATTAGATAACATTGTAGGTACTATTATTGAAACAGATTTAGAAACAAGTCAAACAAGAATAATTAATGTTCACAAATGATAAAGAGTGCAACATTATGGATGGTTAGGATATATATTATATGGTCAGTTTGTTTAGACATAAGTATAATTGGAGGTCTTTTTTATTACTTCTTTGTGCGTTAGCAATATCTTTTAAGTCTTTTGGAGAGACAGTAACTACAGGAAATTTATTACCTAATGCAGGTGATGGTGTAGATTGGAACTCTAATAATACCGACCAAATTAATTCTGCTAATTCATCCGGATATGTTACTAATGGCTCTACTGTTAATGGTTTTGATATTACTTGTACTAACCAATCTAATTGCGGATATAAATATAACGTAGGGGGTGACTTTGAAGTAACAGGTACTGCAAAAGTTACTGCGGACAATATTAATTTAACAAGTAATTCTATTACTCAATCAATGCTAGATAATGGAGTTACACTAAATAGTTATGTTGATGTAGCAAACTGTGAAAGTACACAAGGTAATTGTGAATCTAAAGGTGGTAATAATGATTCTCATACTGTAACTATTGTACTAAAAGATTCTAGTGGTAATATATTATCTACTACAACACAAACTAGAACAGAAATTACTGGATTTCAAGGAAATTGTAATGGATATCCGGGCACAACTACTACAGGTATAACTACAGCGTGTGGTCAGTATAATGATAGAATTATTTATTTAGGTGTAGGCTCCAATAAGGTAGATTGGTCTTGGGAAGGAACTGATAGTAATTACACTAATCAATCTAGACAAGGGCCAAACTTGTTAGGTGCAAAGATGACAATGACCTACAATAGCACCGAGTATGACCCTATTGATGATGAAATAATAGAAGATATTGAAGACATTGTAGAAAATATTCCAGAAGATTTTGATTGGAATACGGATGATTTATACTTTGAAGAAGAATATATAATTATAGAAGATGAATTTACATTTGATGAAATTTATTTTGAAGATATAGAAACAATCTATATAGAAGATTTACCTCCAATAATGGAAGAGTTTGATATGGAGGGTTTTGAAGAAATGCCAAATATTGAAGAGGCATTTTTTGAAAATGATTTTACAATGGAGACTCCTCCTGTAATAATAGAAGAGGTATTCACAGAAGAATTTAAGGAGGACTTCACAGAATTTTTAGAAGAGACTGGCATGGAAGAAGAGTTCATGGAGTTTCTTGAGGAAGAAGGCATTACAGCCGAAGAGTTTTTTGAAGAGATAACTGAGGAGGAGTTCAATGATGAACTTACTGAGGAATCTTTTGAAGAGTTTGAGGAACCGATGGAAGAAGTCGCAACAAACGAAGATAGCGTACCAGAGGTTATTGAAGATGAAAAAGAAACAATGGAGGAACCTACTACATCTGAGTCAGAATCAGTTGAAGAAGAGTCAACAGAGATAGCAAAGAATGAACCCACAGAAGAAGAAAAATCCAATAGCGAAGGAACTGAGGAGTCCGAAGTACAGCCAGAAGATAGTGAAGAGCAAGACGGTGTACAACAGGAAGACGGAGAAAAAGTGGACACCAAAGACGGGGTTACTACAGATGTTGCAAAGGTAGAAAGCAAATTTAAAAAGAATTTAAAAGTTATAGTAAAACAAATAGCAAAAATAACAAAAGAAACAACTCAAAACTTAACAAAAGAGGATTTATTTTTTAAAGGAAATGACCTTGATGCGTATAAACAAATAGCATTTTATACAGCAAAAGAAGTGTATGAAAATACAAATATGGGTTTATTTTTACAAATAGATTTATCTCCTTATACAGGAGATATTTATGTAGGTACTAATTTAAATGCCTACAAAGAAAATGACCCTATTGAAATTAATAGAGTTAAATTAATTAATATAACAAAAGCTAAAAACAAATTGTTAGCTGAATTGGAGGCACTAAAACAATGAAAATAATGGATAAATTAAGTACATACGCCGCATTATTAGGCGTTATTGGGGCAATCGGTGGGGGCTTTTACACTTGGGGTCAGTTTAATTCACGATTAGATGCAATAGAAGCAACACCATCCGTTGACTTATCACCATTAATAGCCAAAGATAAAGAATTAGCTAACAAAATAGATGAAGCATTATTATATGCTAACGAATACAAAGTAGATTTAATTGATAGAATTAAAAAGGTAGATGATAAAATTGTACCAGTAAATCTTACAAAGGTATTTGCAGAAATAGGTAAAGTTAGAGAACTTATTGCTATGATACCGCCCCGTGTTGATTTAAAACCTATTCTTGAAAAACTTCAAATGTTAGAAGAATATGGTTGGGAATTAGAAGAAGACCTTGAAGAACTTTCTAAACAAACTGCAATTGTATCAAAAGAAAATGAATTGCAAGATGTACTTATAGAAGAAATTAAATTAAAAGCGGATAACCCATTAGCCAACTAATTTTTTTATAAAATTTTAGGTGTAAACTAGTATGTCATTTTCTGCATGTCTTGTAGCATAACAGTAAAGACTTCATCAGAATACTTTATCATAGATTCTATAGCAGGAGTATTTTCATAAGATGGGTTCCATTTATCCATAGCCTCTGTAAATTCGTTTGCAGGGGCTATTTTTTTTTCTAGGATTATTAATCCTTCGGTAGTTAGTTTTAATTCAAAACTAGCGAGAGTACTTGAGTTTTTGTTCATATATCATTTTTTAGTATCTCCCTTGTTAACATATTTTTTATTAAATTGATAATAGCTTAATTCTTTTACATCCTTTCTAAATTCAGCTACTTGTTCTTTTTCTCTCTTTCTTATTTCTTGAAATTGCTCTTCCTCAGTAGGAAAAAATATTGCTTCATTTGTTTGTACATCTTTAGGTTTTTCATTAAGTTGTTTAGGTGGTTCTAAAGCTATTCCTTTTTCTACTATTTCAAAAAATTTTTTATGATTATGATATATTTTTCCTTCATTTTCTAAAGTTATTTCCCAATCATTATCAGCAATATCATCTAATTTTCTTATCTTAACTATTTTCATTTCTTTTCCTTAAAATGTATTTCACCTGCTATAGCCCCATACGCCGACATATCAATGTATGTATCTTTACTAGTAGCACCTAATTTAGTTCTAGCAATTTTTAATAAGCACATCATAATAGCTACATTTTCAGCAGTTATAGGATAACCTAAATAAGCACTCCAAAGATTAGCTATATTTCTGTGATTTTGTGCTTTATCACCATAATCTTTTTGACGTTGACCACCAACTAATTTAACTGCTTCTTCTAAAAAATCTTTTGTGTTACTCATTTTTTTTTCTTCTTAAATTTTCTACCTACAAAAAACACTATAGTATTTATGCAAGTATTTATTGTTACCATAATTAAAATCCACCATTGCCAAAATTCAACTGTCATACCTTTATTAAATCATTCATAGGAACTAAATATCCTTTTGATGTTAGATTATCACCACCCGGAACTACCCTGTAATCTTTACTAACTAATTTTTTTAATCTAGTCAAAGGAATATGTATAGAAAATAAATGTCTATCTCCTTTACTAACTATTTTAAATATCCATGTATCTGATTTACTTGTAGTAATTCCGCTATTTTTACCTCTAGATTGAAATTCTACATAAACATTACCTGTTTTATGTGCCATCCTATCTGTTTTTAGCTCAAAATTTTCCATAGATTTCATTACAAGCTTTTCATGTTTTTTACCATATGATAAATCTTTATTAAATTTAGTTATAGAAAAATCACTTTCTTTTAATTTTTTTATGCTACTAGATTTATTTTCTGATATAATACTCAATTTAATTTTCCTATTTTAACTTTTTCTATGTTATCAGATAGCATTTCAGAAGTAATTTCCCCTTCTTTAGATTCTAACTGAACCATTTTATCCATTACAGCCATTTGACCTTTTTGCACTACACCATCTAAATCCGTATCAATAATATCCATAAGACCTTTTAAAACAAAAAAAGCTGATGGTATAGGGTTTTTAGGGTCAGTAGTATCATATGCAGTTACATCAAATGCTTGTCCATCTTCTGATGGTGTCATTATAAGATAAAACTTATTAGGTAGTAAAGACATTTTTTCTGTTTCTAATTCTGTGTTATTTATAACCATTCTTGAGGTATCCTTTTCTCTGCCCAAAGTATTTTATGCTTATCACACCATGCACCATAAGTTGTTTTACTGGATTTGTTAAGTTTATTATTAGCATTTACAAATAAAAATCTAATATCTATATCTGGATTTTGTTCTTTAACAAGTAAATGTTTTTTTCTATCTGCTGAATCAAAAAATCCTTTTGTTTCTATATATATATCTTGTTTAGTAAGATAAAAATCGGGAGTGTAGCGTTTAATTTTGGGTTGGTATTCGAGGTAAAACTTTTCATAGTCATATTTAACATTGTTTTTTATCAACCAATGAGCAAAACCTCGTTCAAATTCAGACCTAAAGCCTTTACGCAAAGTCATATAAGCGTTTTCATTTTAAATTTGTTTGTTAAATCAATGTTATTAACAAATACAGTAGCTAACATAGGTGCGTGTTTTTCTAATTCTATTATTGCTTCATTAATTTCTATAGTAGGTAGAATAGCTAACTTACCTTGTTTAATTCGTAAATGTAATGCATTAAAATAATTATGTATTGTTCTAGTTTTTCTAGGCACATTATCTTCTCTATAATACCCGTTTCTACCTATTGTTTCTCTCATTATAAGAGGATGACAATTTTCTGTACTCCTCATAAATTCTCTCATTTCTCCTCCGCCTTCTCTTAATTCATTTTCTGTATATACCCAAACTGCATCTTTGTTTGTTAATATATCATCTTTACGAAAAGGACTTGATAACCATAGTACGTTCATATATTTTTTACCT